ACGCATATAAAATGGTAAGAACTACTGACCCAGATACATCAGTTGATGCAGCAATCAATCTAGATGTTACTAAACTAGAGAAAGCTGTTCTTGATGCAATAGCAATGTTCGGAAAGTCTGGTGCAACGATGGATGAGATAGATCAATTCTTATCTATCAGAACTAGTAGTATAACACCAAGATTCAGACCACTTATAGATAAAGGATTAGTAACTGTAGATGGAAGAACAAAAAAAGGTTTGTATTCCAACAGACAACAGCGCATTCACTGGGCAACAGAATACTATCAACCAGAAAGTGATTGACATCTACTGCAAGTATGCATCATAAGGAAGTATGCTTAGTTACATGACAATATTAGAAAACAAATCAGCAGATAAAAAAGTAAACTTGAAAGAAGCTTTCTTGTCTGCTGGTGTTAGAGACTCTACATATTATCGAGCTAAGATGGGAAAAGATTTGAGATATCACACTGCTCTAAAGGTGCAACACCAAATTGAAAAACTTTCAGCACTTCAAAAAAGAAGTACAAGTAACTGATACTTATGAAATGATTATCAATGAACTCGTGCGCCACAGGAGTCAGCAAAAAATATCTCAAGAGGAACTTGCTCATAGGATAGGTTGTGCAAAATCTTTGGTACACAAATGGGAACAATACAAGAGAGTGCCTTCTGGTTTCTTGTTTAGTTGTTGGTTAGACGCTCTTGGCCTTACGCTCAAAGTCCATAAGAAAAAGACTAAACAATAATCAAGGTGTTCCTTATCATTGTGATGCTTGCAGAAACTATACTCATTGGTATGTATGCATACTAGCTACAATCAATCCACCAACACATCATACATTATGTATTGATTGTTATGAGAGGGACACATGGCAGGAAAAAATCGCGCTAAAGGAGACTATCACGAAAGAAGCCTCGTCAAATGGCTACAAAAAATCGGCTTCAAAGCAAAAAGACAACCGTTATCTGGGGCGTTGGGAGGAGAGTATAGCGGAGATATCATCTGGAACATCGGAGGACAACGACTGGTAACTGAAGTTAAGTACAGAGACAAGTCAAACTTTCCAAATCCGTTCACTGTTGTGAGAGATATCTTAATCTACAAAAGAAAAGTAGGTACACCAAAAACATTAATCATATTTGATGGTGATGTCTTTGAAAAAAAGATAGCACCATTACTAAAGGAGAACCAAGATGTCATTCATACTAATGGCGAAAGCAATCAAAGCTGACATACCAGACTGCTATGCTAAGTGGTTGTTCGTTGTGTTATGCGACCATGCAAATGAAGATACTCATTTGTGTTGGCCTAGCATATCATTACTATCTAAACGTACAGCCATGCATCGAACTACAGTGTTCAACAAACTAGATTACCTAGAGCAAAATGGTTTGTTGATAAAAGAGTCAGGCTCAAGAACTTTATCTAATAGATATGTAGTTTTCCCTGATGAGGTAGTAGTTTCAGACGACTATGTGGTAGCTGAGAGCGACACTAACCTATCAATAACCTCTAAATCTAATAATACTAAGCGTGTTGTTCCAGATAATTGGCAACCAACCGCAGAGTTAATTGCATCTATAGATACAAAAGCAAAGGAGAACTTAGACCATGACCATGAAACAGCTAGATTCTGTGACCACCACATTTCAAAAGGCAACAAGTTTATCGACATCAACAGAGCCTACCGACTTTGGTGTAGGAACAGCATTAACTACGGCACAGCAAAAACGCTCAGTGGAAAAGCTATTGGAGATAAACAATCCAACAGAAGTCGACAACAAGTTAGTTACTTCTCTCGAATCAATAACAGGTTACAAGGTAATCGAACTGACTAATACCAGATTTGGATCTCATGGTGCTGAGTTTTACACAAGAGGTTTTAATATTACTGTTAATACTATTGATGACGCATACAAGGCTATCAGGGCTGTTGAATGTTCTTTAGCTATAATGAGTCCAGATGCAATTAAAGACCAGTTAGCCCTGCTTGCAACGCTTGTTGTGAAGCCATCAGGTGAAACACCAGAAGACCATGAGCTAAGAATAAACTCTCTTGCCTATCAGCTTATGGAATATCCAGCTGACATTGTAGTGTTTGCAATTAAGAAAGTATCTGAGACTTGTAGATTCTGGCCTTCATATGCAGAGTTCCATCAGCATATTGAATGGCGAGTTAAGAAACGTAAGATGCTATTGAATACTCTTACAAAAAAATTAGTTGACCTTACTGCGTAATTGCAGTACAACAAAATAAAGGAGAACCATTATGGAAAGAAAAGGATTTATTGGCGGATCAGATATGAACCGCATTATGAATGCAGACTGGCATGAACTTTGGCTAGTCAAAACTGGCAGACAAGAACCAGATGATTTGTCTGACAACTTAGCAGTACAGCTAGGCTCATACACAGAGCAGTTTAATATTGATTGGTTTAAAAAGAATCATCCAATGTTAATCGATGTTGTAAACGAACAACAAGAATTTAAAATGCTATGGCAAGACATACCCCTCAAAGGTACTGTCGATGCCATAGTTAAACCAGACCATGCTATCTTAGAATGCAAGCATACATATGAATACAACACTATGGAAAATTGCTTGCGTCAATACATGCCACAGATGCAGTTCTATATGTGGTTAGCACAATCAAGTTCTTGTTATCTATCAATTATATTTGGCAACAGAAAATGGGAATGCGTTAATGTATCAGCAGATAAAGATTATCTAGAAAGAATGCAGGTACACTTATCAGAGTTTTGGAGGTGTGTGTCTGAAGATACAGAACCCTTTCAAACACCAGCACCAGTATCCATAGATAAAGTATTAGTTGATAACATGGTCAGGCGAGATGCAACAGGAGACAATCATTTCATATCATTATGTCATGAATACATTAACTCTCAAGACTTAGCTAAGTCATTCGAGAGTGCTAAAAATGATTTAAAAGCAATGGTAGGAGACAATGAAAGAGAAGTATATTGCGACCTACTTTCAATCAAGCGTGATAAGCGTGGCTCATTACGCATAACATCCAAAGTATAGGAGAACCCAATGACTAAAGAAATCAAAACACTAAACCATGCATTACTAGAGTTTCAAAAACTACATGTATCTGCTGTCAAAGATGGCAAGAACCCACACTTTAGATCCAACTACGCAAGCCTCGAGGCTGTAATACAAGCCGCATCAAAGGCACATCAGTTTGGCATTTGCTTTACACAAGAGATAGATTTTGAATCAGAATCATCTATGGTCTTTGTTCGCACTACATTAATACACGCACCATCTGGTGAGACTCGCTCATCACGCACACCAATACGTTCCAAAGACCCTGCTGACCCACAAAAAATGGGAAGCGGTATTACATATGCCAAGCGTTATGGTTTGCAATCAATGTTTGGGCTACCATCAGAAGATGACGATGGTAATGAAGCATCAAGACCATCCCCTAAAATAAAAACTGTAGCTAAAACAATATCTGATAATGATATAGGCGAAGACGGAACTTGGTAATGCTATCTTTACTTAAAGAAATACTTACTGAACTAAAAAGAATTAACCACAACATCGAAAGATTAATCAAGCAAGGAGAATCTGATGAGCGATTATGATAACACAAACAAAGGTGCAGTGTTTGCACCATTTCCAGAACAAAAGTTTATTCTACAAGGCAAAGCTAATGTAGATGGAACAGATGAAAACATTGCACTTATCATGGCAGAAAATAAAGATGGTAAAAAACGTATAGAAATATATCAAAAGGTAGGTGTGTTGTTTGAGAATGACAAGCAAGGTAATGACAAAGCTCCAGATTATTCTGGCCCATTTACAATAGGCAATGTAGAAAAAAGAGTAGCATCTTGGAAAAAAATGAAAGATGACAAACCATATATGTCATTAGAAATAACAGACAAAAGAACTTCACAAGCAATAGCACCTGCTCCTGCTCAATCAGTAGCTGATGAGATAGGTGACATTCCATTCTAATAAAGACTTAGAACGAAGTGGTTCTCTATCTAAGTCTGGAGGGCATGGCTAGGAATAAACTACCATGCCCTTTTTTATTTAAGGAATACAAATGACCAAAGAAGAATTTAAAAAAGAACTTGAACAACTTAATCAAAAAGTTATTAACTTTAAAGACCATGAACATAAACAAGGCAAAGTACCAACTGCATTTGGTAAAATAGAAAGGCAACCAAAAGCTATACCTAGTAAAAAGCTAGAACACAAAAGGAGATTAAGACATGACAGCCTTACAAGACGATGATGCGAGAGCATGGAAAGATTTCTTAAGATACAAAGAAGATAAGTATGATTTACAATATAGAAAAAGAAAAGAAAGAGAACAAAGATATTACAAAAAATATAATAGACGCAGATACTGGCTTAATAAATATAAAGAATCACAAGGATGCCATGTCTGTAGCTTCAAAAATAATGCTTACGCTTTATCCTTTGAAGATTTAGATAGAAAAACTCAGAGCAATTATATTAAATGGGCTCCAAAAAAACTAATTGAATACATCAGAACTAAAAAAATTATTTGCCAGAACTGTACTAATATAAAATTTAAAGAAAAGTTTTATTCAACTAACCCAGAACGATAGCCATGTTTCTTGTCTAAAGTTAATATTTCTTTTCTATTGTTGCCATCAATGTAACTACAATGTATCCAACCAGTATTACCACCAGAATAATATTCTAAAATCAACTGGTCAAACATAAGATTATAAACAATCCATTGAGCCACTTCCATATTAGATACATTCGGTACTTCAAAGTCAGCCGCTTGACCTTGAGCATGCTGACTTTTCTCAGAGCTACCTATAGCTAAACAAAGCTCAACACTACGATACCCACTGCTGGGCGTATAAGGTATCAAGAAATGATTTCTAACAGGTTGCAGTATATTAACAGCTAAATCTCTTAAACACGCTATAGCGTCTGCGTCTGGGTTATTATCAATACCCTTTCTATCTGCTGTTTGACTCTTGCATAACTCGGTTAAAGAAAAATTATCTGATAGTTTCATTTAGATACTCCCTTATACTTTTCAAAACTTCTTAAACCACCAAGACCCAACATGCCAAGTAATACTGTAGTTAATGTTTCCATATCAAAACTAGGTAACTCAGGAATCTCGATACCAGCAATCGCTGTTGCAAAAAGAATAATGGGAGCAAGTACAAAGTGGTA